TAGAGATACTTGGACTTATGCACCACCCTAGAGATGCTGTATATACATCGTATAGTTGTTCTACTAAGTGCTACAGTGTAAAGGATGAGATGAATAACTTGTATTGTTCCTTTGGTGTAGCTCCTATTGAAGGTACTAATATCGGAAGTGCTTGGTTATTAGGTACTAGAAGATTACCGACGATTAAGAAGTTCTTCTTGAAACACTCTAAGGAACGTATGGAAGGATTGTTAGACGGCTTTGATTACTTAACTAACTTTGTTATGAAGAGTAACACGTTGAGTTATAGGTGGTTGAAGTGGTTAGGTGCAGAGTTTAACGATTGTCACTTGGACGGCTATATGTCATTTATATTAGAGAGGAAGTAAGTATATGTGTAGCATTGGATTAGCAGGTTTAGCATTAGGAGCAGCGTCAGCTGGTGCGTCGGCTATAGGCCAGCGTCAGCAAGCCCGTATGCAGTATCAAGCGGCTAAACAACAAGCTGATATGCAACGCCAACTGCAAGCACAATCTATTGCTGCTGCTCAAAGAAAAGCAGGGTTCCAAAGAAGTGCCGCCGTATTAGAAAGACAACAGCAACAAGAAACAATACGACAAGAAAAAGGTAGAGTATCAAAAGCTGGTGAAGCTATAAAGTCGAAGGCGGTAGTAGCAGCAGGTGAGGCAGGTGTGTCTGGCTTATCTGTTCAAGCATTAATGGATGACTATATAAGACAACAAGCAGGGCAAGTAGCAGCCCTTACATCGCAAGATAAACTATATGCTTTACGTCACGGTTTAAATCTTGAGCAATTAGGATTAGCATCTCAGCAGGAGATAATGGGACTAAGTAGACCGATCCTTGATCCGATTAAAGATGAACCAAGTGTTTTAGGTATGGGTTTAAGTATAGCACAAGGAGGACTGAGTGGTTACTCGATGGGTAAAAGTTTTCAAAATACACTACGACCTGCTTACATAGACACAGGCATGGGAACTTCTAGTTATATGCCCGACACGGATCAATACACATTACCAGCTCGTTGACCACTTGCAATAGGGGGAAGATAATGACAACTAAGAAACGAGTAGAAGTCCAAGGATTAGGCGAAGCCCCTAGCGTTAAACCTGTTGGTCTGCCTAGCTATCAATACGGGATTACACAACTACAAGCACCTAAGCCACAAGTAGGAACTTCTAAGTTACTAAAGTTTGCAGGTGACCTCAGTAAGGTTGGTAAGCTAAGTGAAAGTTATCTGGGGTTCCGGCAGAAAGAAGCTATAAGAGAGCAACAAATAGATAAAGCACAAGCTGCACAGTTTCAAGAGGAGCAAAGAGAACAAGAGAAGTTCGATCAGGTGTTATTAAAGCAGCACTTAAATACGGTTACGCTTCCTAGTTTACAGCAACAAGCAGAATCTTTAGTAGACATACAGAAGTATACAAAGAGGGAGCAAACATCACAAGCTATCGACGAAGCGATTAGTAAAGAGTGGGAGTCGTTAAGTGAGACTTTGGGTGGTGATGTAGCAGATAGCTTGGCTTCTAAGGCTTTGTGGAACTCAGTCGTTCCTGGTGTAAAAGCAAAGTTAATGTCTCAGTACGAGACGAACAGGGAAGGGTTTACTATAGCAAGCCAAGGTCAAGATTTAATAACTCAGCTTGGGCAAGCTACAGTGAACGGTTCGATCGATCCCTTTAGCCTAGAACTCATAGCCGAACAACGAGAAGCTATAATGGTAGAGCAGGGCATAACTGACCCAGCTACTAGGCAGAAAATACTATTAGACGGTTATACAGCACAGCTTGACACTCTAATAACAAAAGATAAATTTAAAGATGCTAGGTCTTTCGTTACTGCTATGGAGTTAATGAAAGTTAACGGCAGACGTGTTTTTGGTTCCGCTCAGTCTGTTAAAACCATTAATGATTTCATAACAACTCTAGAGACAGCTGAGTCAAAACAAGGAACAGTATCTAAAGCTACGCAACAACAGAACTTTGGTGGTTTCTACGAAGCCGCATTAATTGGTTTACATGGAAAGCAAAAGTTTGGAGGTGCGATAGAACCTAACCAGATTTCGGCTTTAAAAACTAGTTTACAAACTTTGAGCTCAGAGCTTAAAAATAACCCAAAAACTTTAGATGAGGTAGTTTCCTCTATTGTGGAATCTAGAAATCCTGTAGCTGCGTATGAAAATAAATTATCTGAACTCTCTCAATCAAAGGACGCTCCTGATCTTGCTTTAGAATTATACATGGGTAATAGGGCGAGGTTGAATAGTATCAGAGAAGATGTATTAGTAAGACCTCGCCAACCGCTTAATTTATCTGCTGATTATAAAAAGCAACAAGAAGAAGAGTTCTTGGAGTGGGCTGAAAGTCAGACGGATAAACCACCTACTGTTAAAGATTTTATATTAAAGCAAAAGAAAGATTATGTATCTTGGGACACACTGGATCAATTAGGCATAGAAGCGGAAGAAAGAGGTGCGATCCTAAACTCCACCTATTACAAGGGCGTAGGTTCTTCTATAGGTAAAATGATTAAGAATGAAACAGAAACATACTTCGCTGAAGACTACTTGAGTACCGAAGCCGAGGTTGAGGAAATTTATAAAGGTACATCAGGACGGGAGTTTCAACGTAGTGCCACTGAGAGGATACAAGAAGCTTTAAAGAACGCTGCACCCAAAGACGACAAGGAAACTATTAAGCTTGTAAACCAACTGGAAAGACAAGAGAAAGAGCGTTGGTTGAGAATTGTTGAAGCCAAAAACGATGTGTTAGAAATGAAGCCTGAGAGTCAAATATCCGTCGAGGGGGAAGTTCAGAGAGCTGAGTTAGAAGTGGATATTAAACAAGTACGCACTAAAGAACTAAAAACATTTGGTAAAGACGTAGCTTACGAATCTTTAATGCGAGTTAAAAGAGGAGCACCTATAAGTTCTATAAAACGTCAAACTATAGAGGATGATAGAATAGATATGGAGTCAAAGAATTTCATAAACCAACAAAGACTTTCATATTATAACTTTGGTTTATCTAGTTACAGTAGGGATGGAGTTAAGAAAGTAAGTGAACTAGATTTAGATACTGATGATGTTGTGTTGTTTGGTAGTAGATCGGAAGCTGAAATTAAATTAAATGAATGGGCTGACATCCTAACTAAAGATACAGAAGGCGTGCAACTGACTGCTGAAGAAAAAGAAATAGCAGAACAATACATTGAGTTAGGGATTACGAATGTTGACGATCTACTAAGATTCGGTATTGTGCAGCTTGATTTAATAGATAGACCTAAGAAACCTTTATAATATGCCTACTTTTGAAGAGTTAAGAAAGAGTAAATACGGTGATAGTAAACCTCAATTTGAGGAGGAGGAAGTTGACGACTCTACAGTACCGTTAGAAGAAAGATTACCCGCTCCGTATGAAGATGCGGCGGATATAATGGTAAGTGAACTTCTTAATCCAAACACTCAACTTACAACAAAGCAACAAGAACAAAGCACTAGTGAGGCGTTTTCAAGTGAGCAGTGGTTTGGTTTGACTTTAGGAACTAGCTTTGAACTCACTGCCCCTATAGCTAGTAATCTTGCTTACATTAAATGGTTAAATAGAGCAAAGGCTGCGGCTAAAGTTACGAAGCCTTTTAAAGCTACTCCGTTAGGATTACTTGGTTTTGGTGCTGCGGAAGTAACAGTTGGTGCGTTATCTAACATAGCCAACCAAAAGATACAGTTACATTACAAATCGCAGAAAGCTTTTAAGTTATCCGAGGTAATGGCTGCTGGTGTTTTTAACGCTAGTCCTGTTGTTAAAGTTATAGACGGATTGCCTGTGTTTAAATTCCTACAACCAAAAACAGGAAGTAAGTTTTCTTACAGAAACATCGTAACAAAAGGAGGGGAGAAACTTGTTAGTGGAGCTGCTATAGGTATTCTTGAGTCTGCTTTCAGGCAATCGGTTTCCGGTTTATTACAAGAACAAGATTTATTCGATGAATCAGGTAATGTTAAAGAAGGTGTTTACAGGGACTTATTAGTATCAGCGGGAGTGGGTGCGACTTTAAATACAGCTTTACACGGAGGTGTTGGGTTATTCAGTTACTGGAGGACAAAAGGAAAAGCAGGTAGAGCTGAAGCTGTAAAACTCACTGATTTAATGGAGAGTGAGTTAGTTAAGCAGGTAGACGACATCAACAAAGAGATACAGAAAGAAGCTGATGATGTTGGGATTTTTACTAACTTTGCGAAAAAGAATGCTAAAATAGCTAAACTAAAGAAACAGCGAAAGCAATTAGAGGAAGCTAAAGAATTAAACCAACAGCTTAAAGAGGAAATACAAGAAGAGAATGCTAGAGTTGATGAGGCAGAAGCTAACCCTAAACCTATAGAGGAAGAACAAAGTTTAACGGAAGAAGAGTTAGACGCTCCAGATGAGAAACTTAGAGAGGTTGAGGAAGAGGTAGTTGAGGAGCCTAAAACCGTAGAGGAAGAAGTAGAGGTCGAAACTGAAGAACCTACGAAAGTAGAAGAGCCAGTACAACCTACAGCTAAAGAACCTGAGACTGCAGTTCAAGAAGAACCTATTAAGGAGGCTGAACCTCCTAAACCCGAAGCAGTACCAACACCTAAACCTAAAGTATTAAAAAGAGATAATGTATTACAAAGCCTGATAGACAGAACTAAAGCTGCTTTTTCAGGTGGGGACGTACCAACCATTGAGGGTGCTAATATTATCCGAGAAGGTAAAAAACTTTACGATAATTCTATTTCTATATTCACAAAAGCTATACATACTTTCAGAGAAGGAGGTAATAAAGATGTCAGGGCTTTACAGATTGCTTTAGATGAAGTCGTATTTTTAAGGAAGTTAAATCAAAAAGTTAGCGACCCATTATCGACTTTAATAGGTAGAGGGATGCAATCACATAGACAGGATGCTGCTAAATATAACTACCAAACAGTACTTAGTGAAAGAGCTGGGGCGGAGAGTGACGCATGGAGTGATGTAGAGAAGTCATTAAGGCAAACAATAGAGAATGAAGCTGATGTTACTTTATTTAAAAACATACAAGATGCTCTAGATGTAAGACCTCGTTTTAAAAGACTAGGCGAAGAACTAGACAGACAAGCTACTCAAGATTTTAAAAATAAACTAAGGGAAGCTACTGAAAAGAAACCTAAAGAAATACCTCAAGAAGTTATAATATCTAGGTTACAGAAGAAGTTAAGAGAAGCACAACAAGAGTTTGCGGGTTTAAAACCAGAACAAAAAGCTAAGAAAGGAAAAGATAAGTCCCAGGAAGAGATAGACATACAGAAAAAGTTAGATTTCTATGCCACCGGTAAACGAGAAGCTAAACAATTAGCACAAGAAGAGAGCCGCCTAGAGACTTACTTGGAGTTACTTGAGGAAGGAGACATAGCTAAGATTAGGCAGCAAGTAGGACCAGCACCTGATTGGACTAATAAGAAAGCTGTTGGATCGTACTTAGCTACTATCCGTAAGGTAAATAACAAAACAAAAAAGTTATTACAGAAACAAGTAGTCGAGTCAGACATATCTTTACAAGACCCCAGTAAGGTAGCTAAAGCACAAGCTAAACAGAAAGCACAGCTGGAGAAGCGTCTTAAAGAATTACAGAAAAGGTTTGGTGATATAAACAAGATACGCCCTAAAGATAAACCTAAGAAAGCAGAAGCAGACGCTGAGATAGAAGATTTAAAGAATAGAATAAAGTTTCATGAAGCCAATGAAGCAGATGCTTTAAAATTAGAAGAGGCGTTAAAGGAACGTGCTAGACTCTTAAAGGTAGAAACAGGTCCATTGGGACAACAGCGAGCTGAGATAACTAAACCTAAAGGACCAAGTAAAGTTCCGGGCGAGTTAGAGAAAGTAAATAAAGATATTGCTTTCCTTCGTAAAAATATGCGTCAACGTGTTGATGATATTGATAGAGCTAGGTTGGAAATGGATGAGGCCTATCAGGAAGCTAAGATGTTGGAATCTATCCGTAAAAGAAGAGCTATTGCACAGAAACGATTAGACGAAAGACGAGCGAGGTTAGGTGATGACGATGACTTAGATAGCAGGGCAGCTGAAAGAGCGGGTAGAAAGATAGAAGAAACTGATCCTGTACTAGTAGAGACGCAAGAGAAGATTAAGTTTTACGATGAGTTGGAAGCAGAAGCTTTAAAGAAAAAAGAACTTAAAGAAGAGTTAGCTAGAAGAGCTGAGATGGAAGGTAGGGGTGTAGTATCAGAGATGAGAGCACACTTAGCACCTAAACCAACTGGCCCCCAAAAGGTAAGAAGCACGGATAAAATTAGACAAGAGATACGAGACTCTGATAAAAGAATGCGTGACAAGTTGAAAGATATAGACGCAGCCCAAGATTCTTTTAGGGAGGAGCGGATATATGAATCTGTACGTAAACAAGCGATGCTTGCTGCACAAAGAGATGTTGAGACTAAACTATCTAGGTTCTTTAAGGGGTGGGGTAATAACAGAGTTTACGCAATGATATGGCAGACTAGTTCTGTTATTGCTAGTGCTTTAGGTGGAATCGCTAGTACATTCAAGCAGTTTGCTAAACTGGGAGCGGAACCTATTGCTGACTTGATGAGTACTAAAAAATACAGAGGCACTCAGATAGGTGCTTTACAAGTTTTAAAAGCTAATGCTTACGGTTTAAGAGAAGGACTTAAAAACTGGAAAGGAACAGGCAGGGCTGTAGCTATGACGGCTAAGAATTTAGAAAGTGCAACAGGTGCAGCAGGGGCGAACAGATTAACTGGAGATATTTCACTAGGAGACCCTGAGAAGTTGTTTGAGGCAGCCGAAGAATTAGCGAGAAGAAAGAGGTTACGTGGGGAAAAAGTTACTGGAGTTCAACATATATTTGCTCGTATGCCTATTGGTAAGATGTTAAACGAATTACTTAAACTACCACTGCGTGGCATAATGCCTATAGATGAACTTTTCAGAAGACAGTTACTAAGGTCAGAGCTTATGTCTGAAGCGTGGAAGGATGCTTTTGAAGCTATACCTAATGACCCTAATAGAGCTAGTGAATTAGCTGCTGATCTTTACAAACAGAAATGGACTAAGGACCAAGGTATCGAGATATTAAGTCAAGAAGGTGTAAACGCTACTGCGACTGATACCATTAATAGAGAACTTTTGTTTGATTCTAATGTAGCTAATTTAGACCCAACCGAGATAGCACAGCCTATATCTGACACGGTGTTAAGGTTTGTTAAAGAATTGAAACTATTAAAGGATAATCCATCGGCAGGTGCGTTGATACATTTACTTGCTCCTATAATGACGGTTGTTGCTAGGGGTGCGGGTCGCTCGATACGTGTTGGGGTTCCTGTAATACCAGCAACACAAGCTATTAGAAACCCTTACAACCGTAGGATTAAAAGAGTAGAGGGTGAAATTAGGAACAAAGATAATTACATAGCACACGAAGAGACTACCCCTCAAAGACGACAAGAGTTACAAAAAGAGAAAGAAGAACTAGAACAAAAAATAAAAGAATTAAAAGGAAGAAGGATAGCATACCATAGAGACGCTATAACAGACACTTTGATGGGAAGCGGTATGATGGCTGCGGGATACGGTATGGGTGCAGCCGGAGTCGCTCTAGGGACTTTAGCTTGGATGACCCCAGAACAACGTAGGAAGTTTGAACATAAAAACCCTAAAGCTAAAGCTAACACTATAGAGGGATGGGGATACAGGGAGTTATTTCCGTTGTCTATCGCATTTGCTATAGGAGCCGATTTAGCTAACTACGCTGAAATGAAAGAGTTTACAGGTGAAGACGGAAAGCCTATTTTAACAGAAGACCAAAATCATTTAGGTTTCGTATTAAGGTCCATTGCGGAGCTTTTCAGGGAAGTCCCAGTTGCTGGAGGTATGAAGTCCATTGAAAGAATAATGAGCGGGAAAGATGAAAATATAAATTCAGTTCTTGCTGATTGGCTTGGTTCTTTTGCTTTAATGCCATCTCAAATAAATAAAGTATTAAAATTGTTTTTTGAAAAAGGAAGCGTTGAAGAACTTAAAGGGGGTACTTGGCAAGACAGAACAGCTTACAAAGTAACAGGCCACAACCCAACAGGTAATAAGAAGACAGACCACTTTGGGCATGATATGCAATCTCCTAAGACTTGGTTGAATACTTTTATTAGATGGGCTCCTGAAAGATCGGAGGAGTTAAATGCCTTTGATGAAGTGTATAAAAAAGACATAGAAGGAGATGGGCAGTTAATTAAACCACCTAATCAATTTCCTACAGGTAAAGGTTTAGTTAGCGGCATCGATATGTATAAGTTTATAGATAATAACGGAGTGTCTTTACATTATAGATTTAATCAAGAAGTTAAGAAATTAAATGTAGATAAAAAGATTATAGAAATTGTTAAGGACAAGAAATGGAGGAAGGCGTGGTTAAAAGGTTCTAAAAAAAGAACAGGCACAGCAGATATAGGCTCTGTCTCTAACCCTGCGTTGCAAGTTTTAAATACGACTTTCAGGAAATCTTATGAAGCGGCAGCTAAGAATATGATGAAGGATAAAAATTTATTAAAAGAATTTATAAGCGAAGAGGAAAACGAAATAGGCACTTTGGATTACAATAAGTACGGACCTCATAAGACCCTCAAGCAAGTAATTGATTCCGCTAGAGGTAAATCCGTTTACACAGGGGAGCCTGTATCAGTAGAAAGAGCTTTAGGAAGAAACGACTTAAAGGAACTCATAGAAGCTAACCCTTAAATACAACGTGTTAATGACTAAGGACTTGCTCTTCTCTCTCAATAATTAATAATATATATCATCATGGCTAACACCTACGTAGACTATACAGCAACAGCAGCACAGCAGTACTTTGCTTTTAACTTTCCGTATCTTGAGGACGAACACGTTATTGTGGAAATCGAGGGTGTAGATCAAACGATCACTACAAACTACACCATTGAAACATCTCCGTCTCAACGCATCAATCTAAGCAATCCAACAACTGCTCTTGCTGGTGGTGAGTTAGTGCGTATAAAACGTAGGTCAGCACCTAACGCGAACCTCGTAGACTTCCAAAACGGATCGGTGTTAACAGAGTCTGAGTTAGACAGAGCGTACTTACACAACCGTTACTTAGCTGAAGAAGCTACTGAAGGTGCGGATTCCGGCTTGAAAGAACTGGAAGGTAGTACGAACTTTAACGCTAACAACAAGCAGATCAAGAACTTAGCGGACGGTACGCTTGCTACAGATGCAGTTAACAAAGGATACATAGACACACAGATCGCACTTAGCGATACCAACTTAGCTGGGTTCTATAAATCTACACATACTGGTAACGGAACTGATAACGTCTTCACTCTTTCATTTACTCCGCAAACAACAGACGCAAAAGCGTACATCGTATCGATAGATGGTCTTGTACAAGTTCCAGATACTGACTACACGATAGGTGCTACAGCTATTACATTTAATACGATACCTTCTAACTCTGCTGAGGTATGTGTGGTTGCTACTGCCGCTGCTAGTGTTACTACGGTTAATGAAGCACGAGTAACTGCATTAGGCACAAGCGATACGAGGTCTTTAGCTACTTGGACTAGGGATTTAGGAACACCTGTAGCTACAGGTTCAACGACCGCTAGGAGTCTTAGTGATAGGTTTACTGACGTTGTAAATGTCTTGGATTACGGAGTTAAGAATGACGGTACGGATCACACTACAGGAGATGATAACGCTACTCGGATTCAAAGTATTATAGATACCAAAAAATCTGTTTACTTCCCTAAAGGTGAATATAAAATATCTACTGCCTTAAATTTAGATAGTGTTACAATTTATGGTGAGGGTATGGATAGTACCATAATAAAACCATACGATTGTAAGGCTTTAATAATTGATGGTACAGGACTTGTGGGGGGTTATGCGAATTATGTTACTGTTCGAGACTTGACGATTGAATGCGACAATATTACTAATGCACAAACTGAAGCTGTATTAATTAAAGATTCTTACAGGATAAACTTTGAAAGAATTAAAGTATGGCAAATACCGATTGGATCGGGTGTTGATGTAGGTGTGAGACTATCGGGCAAATGTTTATTTAATTGTTTTAATAACTTGTCGATAGTCGGTAATGGTTCGGGCGGCAGTTTTACGAACTCTTGTTTATACCTAAACACATCTTCCGACGGACAATCAAAACCTACATTTTTTAACTTAGACGCAGAAAACGCAACAACGGCTGTTTATATTGATTCTGACGCTTCTACTGATGTTTACAATATATACGTAGAAAGAACTAATAAAGGTGTTTATATAAAATCAAGTCCTACAAGTTCGTACCCCGTGGATGTTAATTTTATGGGCGGTACTATGATTATACCCTACGCGGGTAGTAGGGGTTTTAGTTTTGACGGCACTTTTAGTAACGAAGAATCATACAATATAAGCAATATACAGTTTGGTTCCTCTGATAAATTAACTAGAAATTTAGCTTTTGTAGAAAATGTTTCGTTTATTTGGAATAATAAATCTAAAATATCTTTAACAAATATAAATTGGGATTGGATTAGATATAGTAGAGTTCTTGAAAATGCTATAGCTTTTTATCCCGATCACCCCACAGCTACAAAAGAATTACAAAATTATAAAAGTATTATACGAAAAACAGGTATACCCGATCTTACTGCAACTGATATATTTAAATTAGACGGTCTAAATGCAGGAGGTGCGGGAGGGGGTAAGTCAGGAGTGTTTGTAACAGTCAAAGCCTTTTTAGATTTTAATGGTTATGGAAAGGCGTTAGAGCAAAGTGTTTTTGTAATTCAAGACAGAAGCGACCAAAACGCTTTTATTTGTGATAAACAGGTATTAGCGTCTACCGTTCATAATGATGTAGCTTCTAATTTTTCGGTACAATCACTTGAGGTGTCCGCTATAGAAGATACAGATAATATCAGATTTCAAGTCACCATAGATTTCAACACAGCGGTTTTAACAACTGTTAATCCTGTTTTTGAAGTTGAAGTTATAGGTGAGTGCGATTTTACAAAACTTTAAAACTATAAGATATGAGTAACGTACAAGTACAACTTCGCAGAGGAACGACCGCCCAACACGCCGTTTATACGGGGCCACAAGGCGAGGTCACAGTAGACACCGATAAGAACGCCCTGGTGTTGCACGATGGAGCTACGGACTGCTAATGACCGAAACCCTCTCACACTTCCTCGACACCGCCCTTGCCGTCGTTATAGCCGTCATTGGGTGGGCGATTAAAAAGTTCTCTGACCGGCTTGATACCGACGAGAAACGCCTGACCAGGATCGAGGTTGAACTCGCCGCTCAACGCGAGAGGGATAACGCCGTTGAAAACCGTATGAGCGGGTTGGAATCGACGATCAAAGAAATTAATCATAAGATTGACCGCATGATGGAAATGCTAATGAGGAAATAATTATGCCAAAAGGATTATACGCAAACATTAACAGAAGAAAGAAACTCGGTATTAGCCGTAGTAAGAAGAAATCAACTATAGCACCTAAAGCGTACGCTAATATGAAGCGTGGATTTCCGAAGAAGAAATAATGAGGTCTGCTTCTATATCTTTAAGGGCATCCGATAAGTCCGCTAAAGGCGGGCTCAGTGAGTCGGGAAGGAAGCGTATTAACAAGCTTACTGGTTCCAAACTTAAAAGACCTCAGCCTGGCGGTGGTCCACGTAAGCGTTCCTTCTGTGCTAGGATGAGCGGTAACAAAGGACCGATGAAAGACAGCAAGGGTCGTCCTACTCGTAAGGCTTTGGCGTTGCGTAGGTGGAAGTGTTAACACATGGCTAGACCGTACAGAAGACCTCGTGTTGTTAGACCGAGTCCATTAATCGCTCAGTACAATACACTTGGTGCAGTTGCTGCTGGTGGTGTAACGGAAGCGGTAACTACAGCAACAGCTGCTAAAGCAGTGACAGATTCCATTACAGCTGACCCTGACATCATCGGGTTAAGTGGTGGTAATGCACCGTTGAGTGACCCACAGATTGATTCTTTAGGAGCAACTGCTAGTGATAACTTAGATGTTTACAATGGAGGAGGAGCATAACAAATGGCAACTTTTAGCAAAAGAATACAACTTAGACGAGACACCGCAGCTAACTGGGCATCCGAGAACCCTGTACTTTTAGAAGGTGAACTGGGTCTTGAATTGGATGACAGTCGTAACAGGATGAAGATCGGAAACGGGACGGATGCTTGGAACGACTTACCTTACTTCTTAGATGCACGTGAAGAGGAAGTCGGAGATTACGACGACTTCTTAGATGGTTTAAGCACACCGTAACGAGAGAGAGATGAGTAGTTTATTAACACAGTTAGGTCAGAAGGTTAAAGCCAAGCTTGATAACAAGTTTGATAAGTCCGGAGGCTTGATTAGTGGTTCGGTAAATATATCACAATCTCTGCAAATTGGATCATATCTAACATCTAGTTTACCGGAACCAGGAACGTCAGGACGTTTAATATACGTTACTGATGGTGACGGCAGTGGTGGTCCTTGTATAGCCGTTGACGATGGGGATGAGTGGAAAATAGTAGAGCTAGGTGGTGCGGTTCCTACTGCTACTCATATACTTGCGGAAGACGGAGACAGTTTAACTACTGAGGCTGGAGCTATTTTAATAACCGAGGCTACTTGACAGTTATAACCTGAGCTTATACTCTTTATTCACATTCATTAACCTCAAAAAGAAAGTATATATATTATGTCTAGTTTGCTTACCCAGTTGGGTCAAAAAACAAAAGTAGAGCTTGATAAGAAGCTCGCCCTCGCAGGTGGAACAATGACTGGGGCTTTGACCCTCAGCGGTGCTCCAACTGCTTCCCTTCACGCCGCTACCAAAGCATACGTTGATTCAGTATCTTCAACTGCTTCCGGTCTGCAAACTGAACTTGACGCTACTCAAGCTGGTGCAGGGCTCGGTGCTAACGGTGCTTACACAGCTAATGGTTCTGCCAACTACATCAGTTCGGTAACAACTCTTCAAGCTGCTGATAACGCCCTTGATACTCAGATTAAAGCCAATGCTGATGCAATTGCTTCTAACGATACTGACATCTCCACCTTACAATCTAACGTAAGCAGCAATGACTCGGACATCGCCACCCTTCAATCGAACGTTAGCTCGAACGACAGCGACATCGCTACTCTTCAGTCCAACGTTTCTTCGAATGATAGTGACATCGCTTCCTTACAGTCCGATGTATCCGCTAACACTTCTGCTATCAGCAGCAACGACAGCGACATCTCTGCTCTGCAAACTCAAGCTGGTTCCCTCGCTTCTGACGGTAACTCCGCTTCCTTCTCCGGTGACATCTCAGCTGCTAACGCTGTATTCTCCGGCAACTTAACAGTACAAGGAACAACTACTTCAGTACAGACCACCAACATCGATGTTTCTGACTCGTTGATGAATCTGTCTAAAGGTGCTGCTTCTGGTGCTAACGCTTCTAATGACGGTGGTTTCATCGTTGAGCGTGGTTCTTCCGAAAGCAATGTTGCATTCATCTGGGACGAAGGAGACGACAAGTTCAAGGTTCTTTCAACCTCCGCAACTGCTGCTTCTTCCGACATCTCCGGAACTGACGGTTCGGCTGCTCTTGCTGATCTTGACGCTAATCTCTACCACAACGGTACAGAGTTAGGAACAGTCGCTGAGTTTGAATCTGCTTTAAGCTAAGCTTTATAACTCATCATCCATTAAAGGGGCGGTTCTTAGGAGCCGCCTCTTTTTGTTTACAAAGATAACAAGCTTTATTACTATAACACTATGCTCAGTCACAAAGAGGGAAGTAAACTGCACGACAAGATTGCAGACGCATATAGGAACAGTATAGATATGATGGACGAACACGGAGAGTACAACGCTGCTCTACTTAACGGTGCTCGTCAGTTCCTTAAGGATAACAATGTTACTATGGACAATGGCTTAGGTACACCCTTACAAGCGTTAAACAGTCAGATAGAAGCGTTACCATTTGAAGAAGAAGAACAACAACATCGAGATACCACCCAAGCTCAAGGACTTTAGAAACTTTCTATACCTAGTTTGGAAACACCTTAATCTGCCAGACCCTACACCGCTTCAATACGATATAGCGGAGTACATGCAACACGGTCCTAAGAGATCGTTAATCATGGCGTTCCGTGGTGTGGGTAAGTCCTGGGTATGTAGTGCGTATGTAGTACACCAGCTACTGCTAGACCCGTCTAAGAACATACTTGTTGTATCAGCCAGTAAGAATAGATCAGATGACTTCTCTACGTTTACTCTTCGTATCATTCAAGAGATTCCTATTCTTCAAGGATTAAAGCCATCAGAGAACCAACGCTTTAGTAAGATAGCTTTTGATGTAGGCCCTGCTCCGGCAGCTCACGCTCCCTCCGTTAAGTCATTAGGTATAACATCACAGCTTACAGGTTCTCGTGCTGATATAATCGTAGCAGATGACGTAGAAGTTCCTAACAACTCAGCTACACAAGGTATGCGTGACAAGCTAGACGAACAAGTAAAAGAGTTTGAAGCTATCCTTAAACCCTTAGACACCTCTCGTATCCTCTTCTTAGGTACTCCACAGTGTGAAGACTCTATCTATAACAAACTACGAGAAAGAGGCTACAACGCTCGTATATGGCCTTCTGAGTATCCTAACGCTAAAGAAGCTGCTTACAACTATGCTGGCGATCTAGCACCCCTTCTAGCGGACGCTATAGACGAAGACACTGTAGGTACTACAACAGAACCTCTTAGATTCTCTGACTTAGACTTAGAAGAACGTAAGATGTCCTACGGACGTACAGGATACGCTCTACAGTTCATGCTTAATCCTAAGCTATCAGATGCTGATCGATACCCATTAAAGATTAACGATCTTATTATAATGGATGTAGATGTAGACTTAGCTCCTGAAAAAGTAGTGTGGTCTAGTGACGATGATAACACAGATAGAGAACTGCCTAATGTAGGACTCAGTGGGGACCGCTATAGACGACCTTCTAATACTGTAGGTGATATGATACCTTATACCGGTTCTGTACTCTCTATCGATCCCTCTGGACGTGGTAAGGATGAAACAGGTTATGCAGTAGTTAAGATGCTTAACGGTCAACTATACGTTCCCGATGCCGGAGGTATAAAAGGTGGTTACGACGAAAAGACGTTAAAGCATCTGGTCGCTATAGCTAAGGATAACAAAGTTAATAAAGTAGTTATAGAGTCTAACTTTGGTGACGGTATGTTTATGGAGCTTATAAAGCCTCTATTTAGAACAAGCTATCCTGTAACTATAGAAGAGGTACGTCATAACAAACAAAAGGAACTTCGTATAGTAGATACTTTAGAACCAGTTCTTAATAGCCATCGCTTAATCATCGACCCTTCTGTTATAACTTATGATTACAAATCAGCTCTTACATATCCTATAGAACAACAAACTAGGTATATGCTGATGTATCAATTATCTAGAATAACAAGAGATAGAGGTAGCTTAGTTCATGACGACCGTCTAGATGCTCTATCTATAGCTATAGCTTATTGGGTAGAACAAATGGCTAATGATGTAGATCAAAGTATGTTAGATCGTAAACAAGAACTACTACATAAAGAACTTCAAACGTTTACTGATAGCTTCCATAAGACTAATAATAACAAAGCTGTAGCTAACCTTTGGATGTAAGTCGTTCTACTGTTGTAGACACACCTATCCTTAAAAACGTGCGTTATAACGAAACCTTCAATACTTAAAACGTATAAAGCTGTTAGAGGTAACGATTGAATGAACCAAGTAGCTATAGTAGCTTTACCGTTAACACTGTACTTACGCTTTGCTTACGTTTAAAGAGGACGAGCTAATGTACCTTATAGATATAGCTATAGCTTATGAAACCTCTAACGAAACGATGTACTTACGATGTACTTACTCCTTTACTTACGTAGGATTAATTATAACGATCTCAAGCCGAAGGAAAATTGTCAACCCTTAAAGTTAAATCACTAAGTAAAAAAAGTATAATACTTATAACCTAGTACATCTTCTCAACTTTTGTTATAGTACAGTCGTTATGGATATAAACGAACAGACAGACACTTTTCAATACGAGCTATTCAAACTTATACATAGGTTCAAAAGTGAATACGATCTTAACGATTACACGATAGCGGGTAGCCTTGACTTCGCTAAACTGTCTGTACTGACTGAAACAGATGATGTTATCTTTACAGGGGACGATATAGTAGAAGACGATCCAGACGACCTATCGCCGATGTTCTAAATCCAGAAGACTGACTCCCAGGCGTACATCGGAAAAGACGGAGGAGGTTCCGCTATAGGTATAGGATCACATTCAGTAAAGGTTGCCATTAACATATACGTATAACGTAGCACAAACGACACACACCTGTCGAAAGGTTTGATCGAAAAAATCTGAGGGGCTTACGCTATATACGCCCGCGTTAATTACCCCCGCGTGTACCCGCAAGATTCTTATAGGGGAGGGGGTATTCTATCGTACAATAAAGTTGAACTATTGTTATTCTATTGGACATAATGCATATAGTGCGACCTAATTACACGAGTAAAGCAAGCTTGTTAGTTTAAGTATGGCGTTAATCGTACTGTTTTATTATATAATTACCATAGCAAGCCGTCTAATATCTATGTACTTAGTTTATTTAGTGTAAGTATGAATGGCTTGTTAGTTGTTTCGTTGTTAGTTTAAATATGTATTTAGTCCTTTATGTGTTTTACCTTTTCTTGGTTCGCTAAACGATCACAAACGATCATCTAACTACTTAAAACGATCAATAACGCTCACAAACGATCATCACTATTTTCCATTACTACCTACTCAAATCCGCTTAGGTATCACTATCTCACTAAATCAATCTCGCCAAGTCTTACAACATCAACAACTTACAACAATACTTAACGATCAAAAAGACTTCATCAAACAAGCTCTAGACCGCTTAGGTATCGGTATTGCACTTTTTATTTGCAATTGTTTGGAAGCTTGGCACTGTGGGAAGTCTACTTTAAATTAACCAAACACCAAAATACCTAATATAATGAATAACACTATCAATACTATCTTATCTATGTTTGCTAAATACGGCTTCACATCATCACCGCTTACAAAAAAACATATCGCATTACTAATTGCACGCGGTTTTGATAACGAATCAATCTATTCAATCGGCTGTGATGTCAATTCCGGCTTATTTTCCACTAAGTATTAAATCAATAAACACCAAAATACCTATACAAAATGAATCAACAAATTGAAAAACTCTGGGATTTAATCGTCAACGATGAACTAGCAACTGTGCAATCCTTGCAACTTGTAACTCGCTTAAACGGTTACACCTTAGAAACTATGGAAGACATATTGTACGCCCTAACTGGATATCACTCCTATGAGCAATTTATGGAAAACGAAAGGTAAGACTATGAACAACACCAAACAATCCAAACTAGATGCCATCATAGCTAACTCATTCCCTTTGTTATATTTGGGGGGTTGGCTACTGGTGGTACTAAGCATCATTTTTTCATAATTAATCCAATGACCTATCTATTAAAATGAACTATCAAATCAGAATTAAAGAATTAGAAGCTATTCAAGATAAAGCTTGGAAATTAATATGGGATGCGGAAAACACGAGCGAGGGCAGATTTAAGTATTCCTTGGATGAGTATTTTGAAGCTAAATCAGAATACAGAATAGCTCAGGAAGAAATCGACATTATAAAAGAAATTGAATATCCGGCTTGCTATGCAACTGTGAGCTATTCAAACAACGCATAAACCTTACCTGACCTTACTTATTAATCAAAAGTTGTAAAAATGACTTACAACGCATCTTGTGTATCACAATGAAAAAACAATACAGAATAACAGAAAACGGCTTTATTTGCCTATTTCACGGCGGAGTTAAAACCTCCACGCACTTCTATACTAAAGGCGACGAACTTGAACTTGAAAGGAACGGCTATGAAAGAGTTTGAGGTTGAAATAAGTGCCACTACTTACCGAACATTTACAATTACCGCTGAAAGTGCTGAACAGGCTGAAGAAATGGCTTGGAATGCGTTGGATGAAGACGAAGAAATAAGCGGAGCGTGGAAAGATAATGCTAAACTGGAAAGTGTAGAGCAATGTCAGTAACCTACTACCTAACCGATCACAACGGTAATCAAATCGCTTTCTTCTATCGAGTCGAGTCCGAGCGATACAACACCGTCCCAAGTATTCTATGGGCTTGCCGTCAGTACCCGCAGTTCCAAGGAACGGCTAGTAGCAAGGGCGACTTCATAGAACAAGCTAAGCAAACCTTAAAGGAAATTAAAAAGCTAAGTGTACAGACTTGTAAAGATTGTGGATTGACAAACCCTAAGCTTGAGTCTCAAGATGCGTGCCCCGAATGCTTAACCGATAAAACTACTACTAAATAACTTATAAATGACAACTGACCCCGAAAACTTACCTAGCTTAGATGACGAATCGTTACAAGCTCTCATCACTCACTACACCGGCTTAAAGTACAAGCTAACCGATAATTTACGAGTCCGTGAAAGACTGGTTGAGCTACAAGACGAGCAACTTAAACGACAGATAGAATCACTCGGCAATTACGAACCGATCGGAGACGATATAAAGAACCAATTGAATAACCAATAAGATAATGAATACTACTACTACAACTTACATACTAGCTTATATGTTCAAAGATATAAAAGGTAACATACAAGATACTTACATTACTTACGAAACACTAGCAGAAGCACAAGAAGCATACGACAATCAAACTATTTTAGATAATTGTTATTCATGCAACATCTGCAAAGTTATCAAGTCAACCGACTATTAAACCTATGACCGAAGGAGAATACATAATTATGACAAGTCTTACATTCCTATCCATCATCTTAATAATAATAATCTTTACAGCTTGGATGTACCGTGATTAATACAGGCTTATTTACTACTAACCGATCTTGGGACATACCTGAAGAGATTAAATATAATAAGATGAACAACTACGACAACTGGTTAAACAGCAACAACCCATACGACTTATACGATGAAGAAGAAAGAGAAAGAGAATATCATTTGGAAGCGATTGAAGGCTTGGATGAGGACGAAGTTCAAGACTACCTGTTCGCCAACCGAATCGATGACCCAAGAGAACAAGCAACCATTCGTAGTAGACGGGCAGTTTTGGGAGGCGGAGAACGACATACTGAGACATGAGCTTCGACATAAATGAAGAGATAACTGACTGTCCGTTTGACTGGAGCGGTATCGATCATCGAGCTATAGCGGATGGATGGTATCACTTTTGGGGTAACACGCAGATCACTAGCTTCGAGACGGATAAGAAGGGTAAGTATGTACGAGATGAGGACGGTAAACTTATCGCACATCGTACTAAAATTCCTCGTAAGTTACCTCGTACATGGTTTAATAAACAACAAGAAGGACAGGAATACTGATGACCGAAGAGAAGAAAACAAAGGGTAAGGCTTGGCGTATGCGTGAGTGGGGACGGGCACAATATCGTAACCGACAAGCAAAGCTACGGATGGATGGTGAGTCCAGTAAGACCGAGGCATCTAAGCGTATGTTACGTGTCCAAGCTCCTAAGTTAGGAAAGAAAGTGGAGGACTTTATAGATACCTTTGGTGGTAGTACAGAGCATACGACTCCATTGTTTCTTACCTTCGTGTTGGATATGTGTCCGTATCAGATAGCTAGTCTAGCTCTTCAAACTTTTCTAGATAACTTACAGTTTAATTTACCTGTTGGTAGGATGGCGTATAAGATAGGTAAGGCTTTCGAGAACCAAGCACGATGGGACAAGGCATTAGATACTATGCACCCTAGTAAGCTTGACCTACTGGCGATGGATGACCGCTCTAAAGCGATGAAACTGAAACAGTTCTACGACTACGAAGAAGAACGATTCACGCTGTGGGATAGCAAGTGCAAGGCGGGGTTAGGTGCTTGGTTGTTAGAGGAAATAAGAATAGAGACAGGCTTATGGGTCATGGGCTTTGCTACAGGCCGACAAAAGGGACACAAAGCCGAGCGTATTGTCCGTGCGACTAACGAATTTACGGATTGGGTGAGTCGTTTTGATAGTTGGAAGGAGACGACACGTGTCTTTAAGATGGCACTACCAGAAGAACCAGTTGATTGGTACGGTTTAGTAGGTGGAGGATACAGCGTTAAACAGATGCCACCACAAAAGCTATTCACGGGTAAACCTGTAGCTAATTTCAAACCTTACGAGAGTTCTTACCAACACGCTATGTCTGCTCTTAACAAGTTACAGAAGACAGCTTGGCAAATTAACAAAGATGTATTAGCTATAACTTTGAAGTGTTGGGAAAACAAACGAGTCATCGGAAACATACCAAACTTTGGTGAGATAGACGAGCAACCTAGATATACTGGTGATTGTCCGCATGAGTTCAGAGCTTGGAAGTTAAAGCAAAAGGACATCAGAACAGCGAACGAATCTAATAGTAGTAAGAGGTATCAAACCTGTCGTATCTTACACCTAGGCAAAGTATATAGTGAGTGGGACAAGTTCTACTTTCCATATCGTTGTGACTACCGAGGTAGAGTGTATGCTTTGCCTTACTACTTACATCCACAAGGCAGTGACTTAGCTAAGAGTTTGTTAGACTTCAGCAGAGGTGAACAAGTAGTAGATGAAGATGACCTTATGTCGATATTAGTCCACGGTGCGAACATGTGGGGAGTAAAAGGTACACGCGATGAACGTATCGAATGGATAGGTAAACGACAGAAGTTTATATTGGAAGCAGCGAATGATCCACACGGTACTGACTGGTGGACCGAAGCTAGTGATCCGTTCTGTTTCTTACGCTTCTGTTTAGAGTACAAGAAGTTTACCGAGGAAGGGTACGGCTATGTATCTTACCTACCTGTCCGTCAAGATTGTAGTAACAATGGTATGCAAATCCTATCGTTATTACTGAGGGACAAGGACACAGGTAGGATGTGTAACTTAGTAGATAGAGATAAGGCTAACGATATGTACGCTGAGTTTGCTGATCGGGTGTACGAAGAACTAAAGAAAGACGGTGGTGTACTAGCCCAGGAGTGGATGAAGTATGGATTTTCTCGTAAGTTAGCTAAGTTAGCTGTGATGAATAAACCATACGGAGCTACACATTATAATTTAGTACAAGATATATTTAAAAGTATAGGTATCAATCATCCTTGGACAGGGATAGGTGAGATGTTAACAGCTGTTATCTGGCTTAGTAAGATAGTAAATAGATTAGCTACTCAGATGTGTCGTCCAGTCAATCAAGTCATGCAGTTCTTACGTGAAAGTGTACGAGCTATAGGCTACGACCAACCGATCATGTGGACTACACCTACAGGCTTTAAAGTAATACAAAGTTTTCACAGGTACAAGAAGGTGAATGTAGAATCTGTCTTTCAAAACCTAAGTATAACTATACAGACTGATGACTTTGAAGATAACATCGATCCGAAGGGACAAACAAATGCAGTCACTGCTAACTTTATACACAGCTTAGACGCATCAATCGTACATCAAGTTGCAAACGTTGTTGACTTCGACGCAGCTTATATACATGACTGTTTCGTAACACACGCTTGTAACGCCAGAGCTATGAACGCAATCGTAAGAAGAACCTACTCTCAAACATTTAACGTTGAGCTCCTGACCGAGTTCCGAATGGAGCAAATCAACACCAACCCAGAAGCAGAACTTCCGTCAGTGCCGGAGCTTGGAGACTTAGATGTCTCTGCAATAACACAGATGAAGTATCTGCTTTCTTAAAAACATAAACACCCATAGAGATATGACAGTAAAAGCACGAAAGAAACACGACATAATAAAAGTAGGAGGTACTACAAAGTTCTGCCACTTGAATGAACCAAACAAGACATACAAGAAAGAGTACGGTGAGTACCAATGTGATGTTATCCTTACACCTGAGGTAGCGGATCAAGTTAAGAAACAACTACGCCCTATATATGAGCAAGAGTTGAAAGCTAAACAAGATGAGTTAGGTAAAGAAGTAAAGAAGGCTGAGATTCCTATCGTTGAGAAGGACGGTCAGCTCATCATTAAGACTAAGTTAAAAGGTGGAGTGATGACCAAGGCAGATAAGGAGTATCTATTCAGTGTAGCTATGTACGATGCACAAGGTAAACCGTTACCTAAAGATGTACAGGTATGGGGAGGTAGTAAAGTTAATGTAGCTTTTCGTCCTAACTTCTGGTACACAGCTTCACTTGGTTTTGGTGTGTTGTTTGAGATTGCAGCTGTCCAAGTATTAGAGTTAGCTAACGGTGGAGTGAGTGAACAGTCCGCTGAATCGTTTGGCTTTACAGCTGAAGAAGGATACGTAGCTAACGGCGGTGAAACACTTGACTCAGCATTCGATGCGGAAGAGACGGAAGAAACGCTCACAGCGAACTTCTAATTACCGTTCTGGATTTGAAGAGACATTAGCATCTCAGCTTAAGCGAGGTGGTGTTAACTTTGAATACGAAACAGTTAAGTTAAAGTATGTTAAGACAGCTACATACACTCCAGACTTCATCTTACCTAACGGCATCATCATAGAAGCTAAAGGTTTATGGACAGCGGAGGATAGAACTAAACATATACTTATAAGAGAGCAACATCCTCACCTTGATATACGCATGGTGTTTATGAACGCTCACAATAAGTTACGTAAAGGAAGTAACACCACCTACGCTCGCTGGTGCGAAAAGAAAAACATACAATATGCACACAAAACTATACCTAAATCATGGCTTTTACAGCAACACACCAACCATGCAATAAGTGCGGAAGTTCAGATGCACTCTCCACTAACGACGACGGTAGCACCCATTGTTTCAGTTGCGACGATCACGTTGGAGGAGGAGGACTAAGTAAACAAACCAATACCCCAACACCGAGAGATTATGTACAAGGAGAACCCGAAGCGATAGCCCGTCGTAGCCTTACCGAAGACACCTGTCGGAAGTGGGGCTACTGGTTGGGCAATCATAACGGACAGCCTTGTCAGATAGCTAACTATAAAACTAGAGACGGTAAGACTTGCGGTCAGAAGATACGCTACGCCAATAAACAATTCGCTACTAAAGGAGAGCTGATCGGACTGTATGGTCAGCACCTCTGGCGTGACGGTGGTCGTCGTGTCGTTGTGACTGAAGGTGAGATCGATGCACTTAGTACCAGTCAAGCTATGGATAACAAGTGGCCTGTAGTTAGTGTACCTAACGGAGCCGGAGCAGCTAAGAAGTTTGTAGCTCAAGCTATCGATTGGTTAGACAGGTACGAACAAGTAGTATTCTGTTTCGATATGGACGATGTCGGACGGAAGGGAGCAGCTGAATGTGCAGCACTTCTAACCCCAGGCAAAGCGTACATCGCAGAGCTACCACTCAAAGACCCGAACGATATGTTAGTAGCTGGACGAGCTAAGGAGTTAGTCGGTTGCTTGTTCGATGCAAGAGAGTACAGACCAGACGGTATTGTAAACGGTAAGGAGCTATGGGATGTTATAGCTGACAGAGAACACAGTAAATCTATACCGTATCCGTACAATGGATTGAATGAGTTAACTCTAGGTATGAGACAAGGCGAACTAGTAACCGTATGTGCGGGTAGTGGGATTGGGAAGTCCTTGTTCTGTCGAGAGATTGCTCATCATATACTAGGGTTAAACGAGAAGGTAGGATACATAGCACTAGAGGAGTCAGTCAGGCGGACGGCACTTGGTATTATGGGTATCCACATCAACAAACCTATACACCTAGAAGAGGACGACACAAGTGAGGAGGTACTACGACCTGCGTTTGAAGAGACAGTAGGTAACGGGAACTTCTACACCTACGATCACTTCGGTAGTATGGATAGTGATAACCTACTAAGTAAGATCAAGTATCTAATTAAAGGATACGATTGTAAGTGGATATTCTTGGACCACCTATCGATTGTAGTTAGTGGCATCCAAGGAGACGACGAGCGTCGCTTGATTGATAACACAATGACCAAGCTTAGAAGTCTAGTTGAAGAGACTGGCTGTGGTATGGTACTAGTCAGTCACTTGAAGCGTGTCGATAGCGGTCACGAAGAAGGAGGACGAGTAAGTCTTCACCACCTACGCGGGTCACAAGCTATAGCACAGCTATCTGATATTGTTATAGGCTTAGAACGTAACCAACAAAGTGAGACAATCAGTAACGAAACAAGAGTACGTGTATTGAAGAATAGATTCAGCGGACAAACTGGACACTGTGATACACTGCACTACGACAATGCAACGGGACGATACAGTCCTGATGTGTTTAAACCAAACGATGAAACCAATAACCCATTCTAAATAATGAAGGACGAATTATCTTTTGAATCAGCTCACATGGTGTTACACGCATCAGAGTTATTATATAAAGCGGCGATGAAAGAACCATTACCCGATCAAGACTACTTAGAGTTTTGGGCAGGCATAATAGAGGAAGTAGCGAACCGATCCATAGAATCTTACATAGAGAGTTGTGATGAAAGCGTACAGAATTTATTGCCTAAACACACGGACTTCTTCGCTTGGAAAAATATAACTAAGGACTTACTATGACACGAACACTATTCTTTGATATAGAGACCAACAAGATTAACGATTGGGCTACACTATCTGACGTACACACCTGCCATTGCTTATCGATCTACGATCCTATGCTCCCTAAGATGCTGACGTTTCACGGGGAAAGTATAGAGCGTGGTCTACTGCTGTTATCACAAGCAGAACGATTAGTCGGACACAACGTTATCGACTTCGATATACCTGCACTGAAGAAGCTTTACGGTTTCTCACCTCCACTAGTTAATGTACTTGATACTCTTGTACTATCTAGGTGTACCTTCCCTGACTTACGTAACGATGACTGGTCCCGTAACGACTTCGATAAGGAGTTAGTAGGTAGTCACAGCTTGAAGGCTTGGGGACACAGGATGGGCAGTGCTACTAAGTTAACGTACGGAGAGGACGACGAGGCGTTCGAGGTGTACGATGAAGAGATGCGTAAGTACTGTGAACGTGACGTAGTTGTGACACAGTTGTTATACGACCACTTGTTCAAGCAAGACCCTAACCCACAGATGATAGCTATCGAACATTGGTTTAAGTTTATCATCAGTCAACAGGAACGACACGGGTTTAAGTTAGACATGGACAAGGCTGACTACTTAACTGCCAAGCTTATGGGTATACGAGCCAAGCTAACTACTGACTTACAGACTCAATGGAAACCTACAAAGGTAGAGATGAAGAGTCCGGCAGGTTGGACGTTAACAACAGACCAAGCAACCTACGAAGGTAAGACTAAGAACGAGATTAAGCTGAAGTTAAAGGAAGCAGGTGAAGTACAATCTCTAGTTAAGAACGCAGTTAAGACAGGCAACGCAGTCAAAGAGATACCGTTTAATCCAGGCAGTCGTAAGCAGATAGCTGAACGATTGATGGGCTTAGGTTATGAACTACCTACTGAGAATGACGGTAAGACATACAAGGTAGATGAAGCTGTACTTAAAGGCATCGATCATCCAATAGCAGCAGACTTGTTATCTTTTCTTTTAGTACAGAAGAGACTAGGTCAGTTAGCTGAAGGTCAACAAGCGTGGCTCAAGCTACAGAAGAACGGAGTGATACACGGTAGAGTAAATACTAACGGTGCAGTTACAGGTAGATGTACGCACAGCACACCCAATGTAGCACAAGTACCTAGTGTACGAGCTGACTACGGCAAGGAGTGTCGTGAGTTATTCACAGTACGTAAAGGTTACAAGTTAGTAGGGTGTGACGCTAGTGGTCTTGAGCTTCGTATGCTTGCACACTACATGGCGTTCTACGATAGAGGTGAGTACGCTAAGATTGTAACTGAAGGAGATGTACACACCGTCAATCAAAAGGCAGCAGGACTAGAGACTAGGGACCAAGCTAAGACATTCATCTATGCTTTGTTATACGGAGCAGGTGATGAGATGATAGGTAATATAGCAACAGGAAATAAAGCCTACCAAATAGAACAAGAAGGTAAAACATATAAGTATAGTAACGCTGATATAGGGCAGAGATTAAAGCGTAAGTTCTTCAGTAGCCTACCTGCACTAGCTCGTTTACAATCTGATGTACAACGCAAGACGAAAGCAGGTGGAGAACTCAAAGGTTTAGACGGACGCATACTACCGATACGCAGTAGTCACGCAGCTCTCAATATGTTATTACAAAGTGCAGGTGCTGTATGTATGAAGGTAGCTTTGATTCAATTGTTTCATAAGCTTAACCAACTGAAGTGGCAACACGGTAGAGAGTATAGCTTTGTAGCTAACGTACATGATGAGTTCCAAGCTGAGGTAGTACCAGATAAAGCACAGACGTTCGGAGTGCTAGCAGTCGAAGCTATAGCAGCAGCAGGTAGACAGTTAAAGATGAACGTACAGTTAGATGGTGAGTTCAAGATTGGTAACAACTGGGCGGAGACACACTAACAGATGGACGAAATACAATACGATAGCTACACTACCCTCGCCACTCTATACGATACCCAAGACTTAACCATGCCATCATCAAACTCACAGAGAATAGGAGCTATAGCTGAGACACGTTTCGTAGCTGAATGCTTAGAGAGAGACTTCGAGCCACACACACCTACAACACCTATGCCTTGGGACTTCATCGTTCACTGTCCGGCGGGTGATCTAAAGGTACAAGTAAAGAGTACGTCAACGAAAGTTAGAAACCACTACGCAGTTAACACAGGTACAGGCACAGGCACTAAGGAACACATGTCAGCTGTTATCGATGTAGTAGCTATATACCTAGCACCTCTTAAACAATGGTGGATGATGCCAAGGAATGCAGTGACTAGTAAAACAATTAAGCTGTATCCTATCAACCCAACTAAATCAAGATTCAAAAAATACCAAGACAACTGGAGTATATATTATGAGTAAAACAACATTATTAATTGACGCAGATGTCCTAGCTTTTGAAGCATCTGTTGTCGCAGAAGAATCAATCAACTGGAAGGACGAGATGTGGACAGTACACGCAGACATGGCCTTAGCTAAAGCTCGTGTAATCAATCGCATACAAGAGTTCAAAGAACAATTAAAGACTGAGTATGTCGTACTGTGTTTGTCTGACCGTGCTAACTTCCGTCGTAAACTTAATCCTGATTACAAATCTAATCGTTCTAAGTCCCGCTTGCCTATCATCTTGCGACAAGTCAAGCAATGGATCATCGATGAACTGGGTGGTGTAATGTGGGCGAACCTAGAAGCTGATGATGTTATATCTATCTTAGCTACTGACAAAGGCATGGATGAAGAAACGATTATAGTATCTATAGACAAGGACTTCAAAGGAGTGCCGGGTATCTACTACGACTATAACCGTGGCGAGTATCACCAACCAAGCGAAGAGGAAGCAGATAACTTCCACTTAATACAAACAATAATGGGAGATACGACAGACGGCTTTAAAGGAGTACCCAAGATGGGACCAGTCGGAGCTAAGAAAGTTTTAGATAAGGACGGATACACTTGGGAGACTGTAGTAAAGTGCTACGAGAAAGCAGGACTAACAGAACAAGACGCATTGATGAACGCTTGGATGGCACGGCTACTCCGAGCTGATAACTATTGCTTCAGAACAAATACTATTAAAAGATTATGGACACCAAAGAACTACCAAACCAAGGATATACTAAAGATTTCTCAACAGGGGCTAAGCGTGACGGGGACATTGGACGGGGACGACCCAGCCTTATTCCTCCAATCGCCTTACGCAGTCTCGCCAAACGATTTGAAGATGGCGGAAAGCTTTACGGAGACAACAACTGGAAGCAAGGCTTCCCACTAAGTAGATTGTATGATAGTATTTTTAGACATCTGTTGGCGTTGGGGGAGGGCGATAGTACTGAGGACCATGCGGCAGCTATCCTTTGGAATGCGTCAGCTTGGGCGTGGACAGAAGAACAAATCAAGAACGGGAAACTCCCGAAGGAACTAGACGATCTAGGATATAGAGAACATGAGTAACGAAGAAATAGTACTACCTGCTCTATCACAAGAGCTTATCAATAAACTTGACAAACTGTTCCCAGATAAATGTCCCCTCTTGACAGACGAAGACAGAGTGATATGGTATAAGTCAGGACAACGTCATGTAATTGACTACCTCCAACAGACTTACGACGAACAACTTCAACAAGATATAGTAACCAAACAAGTACAGAATTAGCCATGTGTTTCAGTCAACCTAAGATGCCCGCTATGCCGGAGATACCACCACCACCTCCTCCGCCAGCACCACCTCCACCTCCATTAGCTATGGCTGAGAAAGCACCAACAAAGCGAGCTACTCAACCTACTAAACGTCGTAGAGGTACGGCTCAAGTTACTGCTCGTCGTCGTCCTAGTATCGGAATGGGTGGAAGCGGTGGTACTGGTGTACAGTTTTCTTCATAGTAGTAAATTAACAAAGTAATATAAATAAACATGAGTCTTCGCACACTTGATAAAAAGACTTTACTCTCAGATGGCACTGCGTCAGGGGCGGGTAATAGTTTCTCAGTTGAGCGTTCTAAGGGATGGACGTTCTTAATAGCAACAACAGTTTCAGGCACTGCAACAGTAGACATCGAAGCTTACTTCAGTGAGTCGTCTGCTTGGCACGTTATACACAGTCAATCTGTTACAGCTGCTGGATCGCTTATGATTCGTGACGACCACGGACACTACGAAAAGATTAGAGCTAACATCAGTGCTTACACATCTGGAACTCACAGCGTCTACGCTTCTGGTACTGTTGACTCTCTATAAGATATGTCGCTTGAGTTTCCGTCAACGCTTGAAAAGCCCAGCAGCATTATCGCTTTGCCCGGCAACTTCATACGACCTGCCTTTGAAAAGCTCTACGGATTTGACGCACCACAAGAAGAAGTCATTGACGGAGCAATCTTTACAGAAGCAAGTGAACCATTGACAACTGAACTAAAAGAAATATTATTATTTGAACCCGCTTAATACTTATGGCCAATAAAAAGATTAGTGAACTCGGAGTTTTATCAACAGTAGCTGGAGCTGATTTCCTGGCTGTTGTAGATGATACCGATAGTACGACAAAACAATTAACCGTTACCAACCTAATGGCAGCGGCTCCCGTACAGACAGCAGACATAAGCAGTTTTATAACAGGAGTAACTGCGGGAGAACTTGGAGACTTTGACTTTGATGATAATGCAATCAAAGGATTTAGTGCTGAAGTACCTACAGAAAAAACGACAGACCATACATTAACTAATGACAATAACGGTACGGTTGTTGTTATGAACTCAGGTAGTGCGATTAAAGTTATCGTTCCATCGGGTTTAGCTACAGGTTTTAATTGCTCAGTAATACAAAAGGGAGCGGGTCAAGTTGAGTTTGATAACAACTCAGGAGCTTCCACCATCAACAACAGACAGTCCCACACTAAGATCAACGGTCAATACGGAGTAGCGAGCATTGTTGCTTACGATACCGACACCTACATCTTAGCCGGAGACACCGCTTCTTAATAGGTATGTTCGTACTTCCTACATTTGGATTAGGTGTAATCGCTAGTCCTACTGTATTACCAGGAACCTTTGATACAGCTACGCTTGAGAACGGACAAACGAATCTGGATAACACAAACATCCTTGCCTTTACCGTTCAACCGAGTAGAGACATATCCGCTGGAGATTCTATTACACTTGCTGGACTTACAGGATCACAAACAGCAGACAGCTCGTTAACTTTAAGCGGGTCAGGAGCATCTGTATTTGGTAGTGCTGGTTCTTGGACACAGTCAACAGGCACACTTGTACTTACAGTAGATACGGGTCAGACATTAAGCACAGGCTCAGATACTGTTATTACATTTAATCTTACCAACCCAGCTACCGTATCGAGTGGGGTGAGTGGCATTACATTATCTTCTAGTGGGTTCACACAAGCAAGTCTTAGTGGTACATTCTTGAACGCTGTTGATCTATTCAATGTAACGACAAGAGATACCGAGGCTAACATTAAAGCAAGCACACCAACTAATCCTAGCGGAGAAGTTAACATTGCTTATGGAACAGATACTAATGATTTTTATATTTGGGACGGAAGTGCCTGGTACATTTTCAATAACGACTAATAGCTATGCCAACAACAATACCAACAACCACTTCATTCACTCGTCCAGGCTCGCCGTCTGCGGGTGATGCTTACTTTGAAACAGACACGAAGAACTACATCATCTACGATGGTGCGAGTTGGTACGGTTATAAATACGATGAAACGACTGCTTTTACAAATAGGTATAAGCTGGCTTTCGATGGAAGTGGGGATTACGCAAATACTGGTTATATATCAAGTTCTACTACTGGATTTAGTTACTCACTTTGGTGGAATACTACAAATACTAGTAGTAGTATTACGCCTTTTAGTAACAATGGTACTGGGAATATAGCTTCATGGCTTAGACCGTCTAACGGTAATTTGTATATAATATTCAAAAGCGGTGGAACATCGCATAATTTTTACCCTCAAACACCTGACAGCAATGCATACTCAACAACTAACAGTACAGGGTACAACAGAGATTTATGTGACGGTAATTGGCATCACATAGTAATAACCTTTTCAGGTACTACCGTTAAAGTGTACACAGACGGAACGGAGTGGATAAGCGACACTTTAAACGCTAGTTATGCTGGTGGAGGTTCTGAGTATGTGATGGGAAGAAATGGAAATTCTAGCGGTTATTATATGAATGGGTCGGTGGATGAAATATCTACTTTTGAGTATGAGTTAACATCAACACAAGTGTCTGATATTTATAATAGCGGCACTCCTGTTCATGTCGGAAGTTTTGGCTTAAATCTAAGTCCGAGTGGGTATTGGCGTGGCGGTGATAACGATAACGGAACAGGTTCTACAGTTACTGATTTAGGCAGTGGTGGAAATAACGCAACATTGAGCGGTAATGCAGCAATAGCAAGTATAGGAACAGGAGAGTCGATCTATGTATAATTCACACACTTATGTTATCATTGAGGCATCCGAGGTGGACTCTGTTGATTTTAATGAAGTAATAAACACTTCCAAAGAAATGCTTCGCTACTCACTAGATGGTATTAAAACATTCGTTAAGTACGAAGGCACACAACCATTCTTTCTGCTCGGTAAGACGGAGTACACACACGAAGAGATACTTACGATCTTGAGTGGTCCTGAGTGGACGAGCGAAGACGACATCTAAACGATATGCACGAAACAGCTCAAGGGCTATATCATAGCTTAGAGAACCAAAGGTGGTCTTTCTTGGATAGAGGTAGAACCTCATCTGAGTTGACACTTCCGTATGTCTTACCACCTGACGGTCACAGTCACGCTAGTAAGTACTACACACCGTACCAAGGTATAGGAGCTAGAGGTGTACTCAATCTAAGCAGTAAGTTATTACTGGCATTACTTCCACCTAACGCTCCCTTCTTTCGACTTGTTATAGATAAGTATGAGTTGGATAAAGCTAAGGAAGACATCGGAGTAGAAGGAGCAGAACAACTACGTACTGACTTAGAGAAAGCATTAGCTGATGTAGAGCGTAGTGTATCACAGGAAGTAGAAGTACAGAACTTTAGGAACGGTATATTCCAAGCACTCAAGAACTTACTTGTTACTGGTAACTCTTTATTATACCTACCGGACGAAGGTGGTATGCGTGTCTTTAAACTTGATCGTTATGTTATCAAGCGTGATCCAATGGGTAACGTTACACACATAGCTATTAAAGAAACTGTAGCTCCTATGATGCTCCCTGAGAGTGTTCGTGAGGAAGTATACAAGCAAGAGAAGGAAAACACTTGTGATCTATATACAGCGGTAGTACGAGAAGGAGATCACTTCAACGTTTATCAAGATGTCAAAGGTATCCTCATTGAAGAAAGTGTGGGTAAGTATCCAATCGATAAGTCCCCATGGCTCCCTTTACGTTACACCCAGATTGATGGAGAGGACTACGGCAGAGGTTTTGTTGAAGAGTACATCGGAGACCTCAAGTCGTTGGAAGCACTTACAAAAGCTATCGTCGAAGGTAGTGCAGCGGCTGCTAAAGTATTGTTCATGGTCAACCCGAACGGTACAACAAGATCGAGAACCTTAGCAGAAGCACCGAACGGAGCAATCGTACAAGGTAGTGAAGCAGATGTATCGGTGTTACAACTTAATAAGTTTAATGACTTCCGTACTGCTCAAGCTACTATGGCTGGCATAACAGATAGACTTAGCCAAGCTTTCCTACTTACATCAGGAGTAGTTAGAGATGCAGAACGAGTAACAGCTGAAGAGATACGTATGCTCAGTCAAGAGTTAGAAGCTGCATTAGGGGGTCTTTACTCTTTGTTATCACAGGAGCTACAGCTACCCATCGTTACTAGGTTGATGGCTAAGATGTCTAAGGACAAGCGTCTACCTAAGATACCTAAAGATATTGTTAAGCCTACTATTGTTACTGGTGTTGAAGCTCTAGGTCGTGGTAATGATCTTAATAGATTAGATATGTTCCTGGCTGGAGCTAACCAAGTAGTAGGACCACAAGCTGTTACTCAATACTTAAACGTTAGTGATTACTTTAAACGTCGTGCTACTGCTCTAGGTATAGAGACTGAAGGCTTAATCAAGACGGAAGAAGAAATTCAACAAGCTATGCAGCAAGCTCAACAACAAGAGATGATGATGAAGTTAGGCGGACCTGCTGTAGCACCTGCTATCAATGCTGCACAAGAGCAGTACATGGCAACCCAACAACAAGAACCACCTCAAGAGGAATAACAAACAATGGCTGAATTACACCGAGTAGAGATAAATGAGAAAGCACCAAGCGAAATCGAACCCGAAGAAGAAACCAACACCGAGAGCGAGGAACTACCGCAAGAGCAAAGCGACCGCCCGGAATGGCTCCCCGAAAAGTTCAAGAGTCCAGAGGATATGTCGAAAGCGTACTCCGAATTGGAAAAGAAACTTGGACAAAGTCCTGAAGAAGGTACGGAAGAGTCTGAACAAGTTGAAGAGAAAGCTAAGGACCAAGAAGAACAAACTGAAGAGAATACTAGTGAAGCATACCAAGCGGTTGCGGAGGCAAGTAAAGAGTTCTTTGAAAACGACGGTCAACTTAGTGAGGAAACTTATAACACTTTAGAGAAAGCTGGACTACCTAGAGACTTAGTAGATAGCTACGCCGCTGGTCAACAAGCATTGTTACAATCTGAAGAAGGACAAATCAAAAGCGTGGCTCAAGGGAACTACGAAGCGATGGCTGAGTGGGCGAACGAGAATTTACCACAGGAAGAAGTTGAAGCTTTTGACGAGGCCGTTACGGGTGGTACAGTTTCGCAAGCTAAGTTAGCAGTCCAAGGTCTTTACGCTCGCTATCAAAATGAGGTAGGAGCTAAGCCGAAGCTTACGCAAGGAGGAGTCAATGGTGCATCTACTATGCCTTTTCGTTCTATGCAAGAGCTTGCTCGTGCTCAGTCAGACCCCAGGTACAAGAGCGGTGATAAAGCTTATCACGAAGAGATTGACAGACGTTTGCAAGTAAGTAGTATTTAGTTGTTCATTCATATATAGGTAGAGTTCCCCTAGCGTTGGTTATTGGTTTGCTGACGCTAGGGGTTTTTCGTTATGATGACTGTAATGAAAGAGTTAAACGAGAACACACAGGTTAAAGCTAACCTTGCATTTGTTGCTAAAGTAATAGGTATAGTCGGTACAGCTGTGTGGGGTTATAGCGTCCTGTGGAACAAGCTTAATACGTTAGACCTAGAGATCATGCGTATCAAACACGACGTAGAACTTAATGCGGAGTTCCGAGTGAAGTGGCCTAGAGGAGAGCTTGGTGCATTACCTGCTGATGCTACTCAAGATATGCGTTTAATGTTCATGGAAAAGCAAGTAGGCAAACATGAAGAACTACTTGAGAACTTACGATACGGAGACTTAAAGTGAGATGGGTGAGTTACTTATGTTATTTATCACGGGCGGTGGCAGCACTGCTATGGGGGCGATTCTTAAAGGCGTGTTCGGATATGTCTTTGAAGCCAAACAGAACAAGCATGATCTTGAAATGGCGAGAGAGGCTCGTTCGTCTGATAATTTCCTTCGACTACAAGCTGAAATCGCTAAAGGAGGTACTGGTGAGTTTGTTTCTTTTACTCGTCGTATTCTTGCTGTTATCGGGGTGTCTACGCTCTGTAGCTGTATCATCCTTTGCACCCTCTATCCCCAAGCAGAAATCGTTACCTTTACAAACGCAGACGGAGAAGGTGTCAACGAGTTCTTCTTTGGACTCATCAGTTTCCAAGCCCACCAAACACCGATCACCATCTCTTCTGGACACATCAGCCTTATGGGATGTACGGTAATATTGCCTTGTATCTTAGGGTTTTACTTTGGTCCGAGTGGTCGAAGAGGTTGACAGTCAATCATTTTTCCTGTTTACTAATAGATAAATTTAATCGACAACTAGCAACAACTAGTCCCTCGACCCGCTGCGGCGGACAATCCTGTGAAGACGAACGAAGTGAAAGTCAAACGGTAATCAAATAACACACATTCACAACTAATTAACATAGGAGATCATATATTATGGCAAATGGAAATACTTCCCCCAGTCGTGTAGGTCTTATTGAAGGCGGATCAGATAACGATGCGTTGTTTCTCAAGAAGTTCAGCGGAGAAATTCTGCAAACCTTCGAGGAGTCTAACATCTTCAAACCTCTACACACAATCAGAACCATCGACAGCGGCAAGTCTGCACAGTTCCCAGTAACTGGAATCGCTTCTGCTTCGTACCACACTCCCGGCGAAAACATTGCCGACGGTGGAAACAGCTACCTCAGCGACGTTAAGAAAAGCGAGAAGATCATCAACATCGATAAGATGCTTGTTGCTTCTACTTTCTTGGCTAACATCGACGACGTAAAGAATCACTACGACATCCGCAGCGTTTACGCTAACGAGTTGGGTAAAGCTCTTGCCGTCCGTTTCGATACTGCTATCGCTAAAACATTCTTAGCTGCTGCTCGCGACTCTGCTAACCTTACAACTACTTCCGCGGGTTCTACCTACGATGTAGCTGGAGAAGCTTTCGGTCGTGGTAGCCTTGACCCAACTGCTGTTGATACCTTCACTGGTGCTCAGTTAGTAGGTGCTTTGTTTGCTGCTGCTCAAAGGCTTGACGAACAAGACGTTCCTTCTGACGGTCGTTTCTGCGTTCTTCGCCCTGCTGAATACTACAAGTTAGTAACAGGTGCTGACGCTTCTAACACCTTCAGCCTTACTTCTGTTATTAACTCCGACATCGGAGGTCAAGGAAGTATCGCTTCTGGTAACGTTCCACAAATCGCTGGTATCAGCCTCTACAAGTCCAACCACCTCCCATCAACTGATTTGTCTGGTGGAACTGGAGTTGACGCTGGTAGTAGCAATGATGTATTCGGCGGTAACGGAGTAGGGTACGACGGAGACTTCCGTAATACCTTCGGTATCGTTTCTCACAGTGCTGCTGTAGGAACCGTTAAGTTACTCGACTTGGCTACTGAGTCTGAATATCAGATTGAGCGTCAAGGTACATTGTTTGTTGCTAAGTATGCTATGGGTCACGGAATCCTCCGTCCTGAGTGTGCTATCGAACTAGCTTCGTAACTCTTCTCTCGGTGTTGGGGAGGTCTGGATTCGTTCCGCTCCCCTTCACTGAGTATTTTTATACTTATAACTTATCATGGCTCTGACGACTAAACTAAACGCAGTAAATACAATGATCAGTGTTATCGGGGAAGCTCCTGTTAATACGTTAGGAGGTACAGCAGTACCCGTATCAGTCGTCCAAGCCGAAGCCGTACTCGACGAGACTAGTAAAGCTATACAGTCAGAGGGTTGGCATTTCAATACAGAGCACGAGTATCCACTTACTCCCGATGCTTCAACGTCTAAGATTAACCTACCAAGCAACACGCTAAGAGTAGACTTAGACCCAGAAATTTATACAGACAGCGATCCAGTACAACGTGGGCTTTTGTTATACGACAGAAAGAATCACACGGATGTATGGACGAAAGAGGTGAAAGCCTCTATTACTTTTGATTTAGACTTCACGGATATACCCGAACAATTCCGTCATTACATAACAGTTAAAGCAGCTCGTATCTTTGCTAATAGATTCTTAGGTAGTAGAGAGATAGAAGGCTTTGCTTTAAGAGATGAGATAGAAGCTAAAGCACGTGCGATAGACAGCGACTCAGAGAATGCTGATCGTACAATATTTGACCACTACAGCGTACTTAGAGTTTTAGATAGATAGTAGATATATGCCTCTGTTAGTAAACAGTGTACCGAATCTCGCACAGGGCGTATCACAACAGCCTGACAACTTACGGTTTCCCGGTCAGTGCGACGAACAGATTAACGCTTGGGCTACGGTAGTTGAAGGCTTGGTTAAACGACCTCCTACTGAATATACAAAGAAGATAAATACAGATAGCACGAATGCTGATAAGTTATTCACACACTTCGTTAAACGATCCGAACAGAATCAATACTGTGTAGCTGTATCGTTAGGTGGTATAGGTGTTATCAATGTAGCAGACGGTACAAAGGTATCAGTAGCTGTAACTTCTATAGCTAATAGTTATCTGAGCTTAGGAGGACAAGCATCGTTAGGTGCTGTAGCTAATCCGTTATCTGACTTACGAGCGTTAACAGTAGCTGACTATACGTTCCTTGTTAATAAGAATAGATTCATACAACGAAGTGAAGCTACTGAACAAAAGTCTACACCACCTACTGATGAAGCTTTAATTGTTGTTAAGTTAGGAGACTATGAAAAAGCTTACAGTATATATGTAGATGATAAGTTAGTACCTGTAGCCGCAGCGTTACAAGGACAACATCACGATTACAGTAGTACGAGCCACGGTAATACATCTGTTCAACCTGCTACTTATATAAGTGGTCCCGCTGATGTGGAGCCTAAAGGCAACCACGCAGATACAGGTTTTATAGCTAGGGATTTGTACGACTGCATAAATGAAAGTGTAGTTAATACAAACTCAGGTGTATCTGCTATCACTATAAATCCAGGACCATCTGCTACAGGTGACGGTTGGTTAGGCGGACACTCTACAGGTACTTATACTTTAGAAACAGAGGAACCTGTTGATAGGAGTGGAGCTAGTGCTAGAATAAGCTATGGTAGAAGCAGGAAAGTTAAGACTGAGTACCAAGTAAAACTACAAGTTAATATCATACAGTCAGGAGCTGCTACTGCATCAGCTGAATTAATAGTAACTAAAGGAGTTATAACAGCTGCTAGAAACTTAAAGAAAGGCAGTGGTTTCAACCCATCTAATCCTGTATCTTTACAGTATAAAGCATATAGGAGGGTAAGGAAAAAAGATGTTTTTGGTGGTCGTGATATAGGTTGGCACGGCTGGATAGAAGTAAAAACAGGAGATAGAGATTACTACGTACCCCCTGCTACCTTTAACTCATCCACTAATGTAGGCACTGACCCTGTACAAGTAACCACTGTATCGTTTGTTGATGGAGGTTTCCAAGTAAGCTTAGGTGGTTCTGTTATTAAACTTACAAGTACAGAAGGTCCATTTAATATACGAGCAGAAGACGGTTTGGGAGACCAAGCGTTAGGTATTGTATACAGAGAAGTAAGTAACATTACAGAGTTACCTATAAAGTGTTACAATGGGTTCGGCCCTGTTAAAGTAATAGGTGATGCAGACATCGACCAAGACGATTACTATGTACGGTTTTCCACTAAAGATAAGACTGACTTTGGTGATGGTAGCTGGATAGAAACAGTTGGTTATTTCCAAGACGAATCAGAAACTAGTGCGTTAGAAGGTATCGATACATTGTTAACAACTGATACGATGCCTGTAACTCTTACTCCATTCTTTAATGGTGATACAATAACAGACTTTAGACTATCTACTCCTAATGATGTTTTATATGTAAAGCACAATAGCAACTACTACAGATTAGATGTAGAAAACAGAGCAGCTGCTGATACTGAGCCTGGTGTAGGTACTGACTGGGAAGATGTATGGACTGAGGTAGACGAGACAAAAGATACAGCAGCTACTGTAGGTTATCTACCTTGGAAGTTGGGTACATTATACTATGGTCCTACTGACAGAAACGCACGAGGTGGTTGGGCGGCTAGATCAGCAGGTGACGACAACACCAATCCCTTTCCGTCGTTCGTCGGTAAGCGTATACGAGACCTATTCTTCTTTAAGAACCGGTTAGGTATACTTACAGATAGCAACATTATCTTCTCTGAGGCTGATGAGTACTTTAACTTCTTTCGTACTACTACACAGCAGTTACTAGACAGTGCAGTTATCGATGTCGGACTTAGTCACACAAAGGTAGCTATACTAGAACACGCTGTACCATTCCAAGAGAAGCTGATGTTATTCAGTCAAGGGTCACAGTTTGTACTTCGTGGAGCAGATGTGTTATCACCTAAGACTGTAGCTATATCTCCTGTAACTGAGTACGATCTATCAGACGGTATACAACCAGTAGCATTAGGTAACTATATATACTTCCCATTTAAACGAAAAGACTTTGAAGGAGTATATGAATACTTTGTTGATAACAATACTGAGACGTTTAACGCTGAAGAGATAACCCAACAAGTACCTAAGTATATTACATCAGATGTAAATAGAATCGTAGGTTCACAGTCTGAGAA